GGAATTAGCTGCCCATGTCCGCGTTGCAGCCCCTACGCGTTTTCGACTGCCGCATGACCTTCCGCTCCCGCCCCCTGCTGGACCTCGCGCGCGGTCAGCACTGCACCGTCTTCTCGTCCGTATGCAACAACAACCCCGAGACCACGGTGACCGCACACAACCCGTTCGGTGATCGTGGCATGGGTACCAAATGCCCTGACCACGATTCCTGTTGGGCCTGCAGTGCCTGCCATGACTTGCTCGACGGACGCCGCCGAGTGCCACACATCACGCCGGAGGTTCGCGCCTCTCTGTTTGAAATGGCGAAAACGCGGACGCACTCGCTGATGTGGGAGCGCGGGCTTATTCAAGTAGCCGGCCATGTTCCACATGGCACCGCGCGCAAGGTCAAGAAACCAGACCGCCCCGCCTACGTGAAGCCGATCAAGTCGCTCGACCACCCCGGCTACAGCCGATAGGAGATCCCATGACCCCCGATCAGTTCTGCTATTGGCTCCAGGGATTGCTCGAGCTGATGCCCGAGCTCAATGCGCTGGACGAGAAGCAGCTGGCAATGGTGCGTGCGCATCTGGGCTACGTGTTCGAGCACGGCCATCTGGACTCAGGCGCGCGGAAGCGGGATTTGTGGGACGAGTTGTCGAAAAAGCCGCCGCCTCAGATTCCTTCCCCACGGTGGGGCGACTACAGCCCGTGGCCCCATCCCGGCACTGCGGATAGACCTGACGTCTTCCCGCTGCGGGTCATCTGCTGACCATGACCATTCTAGCCCTCTGCCTCCTATGCATCGCAGCCGGCGCTGTCATCGCCGCCCAGGCCCGCCGCCTCCACGAAGCAGACGACTACATCGCCGCACTCAATGAGGCGCTGGAAGAGGCGCATAGGGAAGTGGTGATGCATCGGGAGCACATCAAGGCACTGGGAGCGAGCGAGTGAACATGGCCTGTCAGATCGAACCGGAACGCCCCCGAGCCCGCACCAGGGCCGAGACCATCGCAGACCAAGACGCCGAGCGGTACCTGCAGTCCTGGGGTGAGTGGTGCGGCCACAAGCGCCTAGCCCAGGGTTTCGGCGGCGGCGTCGACTATGAGAACGGCCGGCTCCCCAGAGCCCCGGGGACGCATGCCAATCCTGTCCTGGCTGAGATTCTGGCCACCGAGGACGACGACCAAGGAACAGACCAGATCGTCCACCAGATCATCCAGCGGTACACGAAGGACTGGCAGAAGGTCGCTTGGGCCCGGTGGGTCGGGAGCAGGGAAGAGACCGGCTCACTTCCGGGAAAGCAGGTTGGAAGCATTGAGATCGCTGAGGGCGTGTTCTACCCGATGCGCATGCGGTATTCGATGACGACGACGTGGAAATGGACAGGCCTTCAACCGTTCTCGGTAGTCGCAAAGCAGACCGGCATCCCCCTTCGGACGTGCGAGCGGATCGCGGCTCAGTTGAAGCGCCTGCTGGTGCTCGATGTGGAGGCTGCGAGACTTCCTATTCGCACATAGCGAAAACCGCTTGAAAGTTGGCGGATAAGGGAATACGATTTCGCTACGTTGTAAAGTTGTCCCCGAAGCCCGGCCAAGAGCCGGGCTTTTGCGTTTTCATCCTGGCCCGGATGCAGAGGGGTAGCGCCCGCAGGCGGTGGAAGCCCGCCCTTCTCTTGGCGACTAGCTCAACCGGCAGAGCATCCGGCTGTTAACCGGACGGTTGAAGGTTCGAGTCCTTCGTTGCCAGCCAACACTTCAAATAGCCCCAGCACATTGCGCGCTGCGGGTGCCCGGTAACGCCGGGCTTTTATTCCAGACCCGAAGAGGTCGCACAGGGAACCACGTCAACGGAGGTTCTATGTCCCTTTCGGTCTTGTTCGTGATTCTCGCTGCGGTCTGCTTCGGCCTGGCTGCGTTCGGTGTCCCTAGCTCGAGAGTGAATCTCGGCTGGCTCGGCGCCATGTTCTTCGCTATCGCCAGCATCATCAGCGGGGTTGTGATCCGAGGATGAGCCGCAGCCCGTACACCCTCTACGTCGGCACCAACCAGACGCAGCGGGTAAAGCCCGTCCTGATGGCAGAGGACGAAGCCCAGACGCTCACCGTGGACCTGAGCGCCTATTGCAGCATGGAAGAGACCGAGATCGTCTCGGCACGCTGGGCAAACCTTGGTGCAGGCACGTCAGCCTCTATCGGTACGCCCACTACCGGTACGAAAACGACAACGGCGTTGGTCACCGTAGCTGACGGCGGCGACTCAGAGATTCAGGTCTCGATCCTCCTGGATAACGCCGAAGTCCTCGTTTTCCAGTTCAGCCTGGTCAACAGCGACGCGTACATCGCTGAGCGAACCGACTACCACTAACTAGAAACACCCCCGCACAGGGTTCCCATTGGCAGGAGAGCAACATGCGATTCAAGTTCATTGGCGACCAGAACGACCCCAACGAGGCTTTCCAGACCAAGGAAGCTTTCGGCTACGTGTTCGAACCCGGCGAGTTCGTCGAGATTGACGAGAACGCTCCCGCCCAGGATGGCATCCCCTCCGGCGCTGAGATCGTCCGCAAGCTTCAGGGCAACGGACACTTCGTCGAAGAGGGCAAGGAATCGGAGACCGAAGCCCCGCGCCGCAAGGGTGGCCGTCCGCGGAAGACGGCGGAGTAACCGGAGACTCACGTGGCACGCAGGATTTCGACCGCCCAACTTGACGACAAATGGAGGGCGAGAATCAAGGCAAGTATGCTCCGCAACCGTTTGAGAGATCACGCATTAGGTATGTGCGAGATGTCCGCGACGCAGGTTCGGGCGGCCGAGATTCTGCTGAAGAAGGTAGTGCCAGACCTGAGCTCGGTTGAGCACAGCGGCGAAGTCGCTCATCGGGACGTGTCGGAGATGGACGAGGCGACACTCGTGAAGCGGCTCGACCAACTGACCAAGGGGCTGAGGCTCCAATGAGGCATTGCACTCTCTGCGGGAAGCCCTGCAAGAGAGATGCGAAGAAGTTCTGCTCGTTCGAATGCCGCGACATCGTTGCCAGACAGAAGAGAGGAACGACTCGGGTCGCGCTCAACTGCAAGACCTGCGGGATCGACTTCATCGGGCATGACGCTCGGATGCGGTACTGCTCGACCCGTTGCAGAGGGTTCGCGGCCAAGGACAGCTTGGAAGGGTTCCTGACGCATCTGCTCAAGCACAAGGGCCGAAAGCAGACCCTTTCGCTGGAATGGCTTGTCGCTCTGCACGAGAAACAAGGCGGGTGCTGTGCGGTGACCGGCATCGAGATGACCCGGGAGTTCGGCAAGGGCCGAGTCTTCACGAACATCTCGATCGACCGCATTGACAGCGATCTGGGCTATGAGCCCGGCAATGTTCGCTTTGTGTGCCTGGCCGTAAACCTCATGAAGATCGAGATGCCCGAGGAAACCTTCATCCAATGGGCGCGCGCAATTGCTGATGGCTCCGAGCGCCGACGTTTCGCAGCGGCTTGAAGCCGCCGAGATAGTCGCGGAATTACTGGAACGGAAGAGGGCGCAGAACGACCTGTTGGCGTTCTCGCAGTACACGACCCCGGGGTGGAAGCCCGGAAAGATTCACAAGGCTATCTGCGACCAGTTGAACAGGGTCAGGAACGGTGAGGTTGACCGCCTGATGCTGCTCTGCCCGCCGCAGCACGGCAAAAGCCAGATTGCATCGCGTCGGTTCCCGGCTTTCATGCTCGGTATCGACCCGACACTGGACATCATCGCGGCCTCGGCCACGGCGGAACTGGCGGAAGGGTTCGGGCGAGATGTCCGGAACTGCATCGCGTCCCGCGCGTACCGAAACGTGTTCCCGAACACTGTGCTTTCGGAGGACTCGACTGCGAAAGGTCGCTGGAACACGAGGCACGGAGGCGGTTATTACGCGGTTGGCGTAGGTGGCCAGCTATTCGGCCGCGGCGGTCTGGCGATCATCGACGACCCGTTCGGCTCTTGGTCCGACGCTCAGAGCGAAGTGAAGCGCGACCACGTTTGGGAGTGGTACCAAGGCACGCTGTACAACCGAATCCGGCCCAAGCAGCCGATCGTGATGATTCAGCACCGCATGCACGAGGACGACCTCGTTGGCCGGTGCATCGAGATGCAGCAAGCGGGCGGCGACCGATGGGAGATCGTCGAACTCCCTGCGGACATCAACGATCCGCCCTGGGCTGAGCGCTACGACAAGGCCGCACTGGAACGCATCAAGGCCAACACCGACCCGCGGCAATGGTCGGCGCTGTACATGCAGAACCCCACGCCCGACGAAGGCACGTTCTTCCAGCGCGAATGGTTCAAGACGTGGACGACGAAGCCTCAGGGCTTGGCGATCTACGGATCGTCGGACTACGCGGTAACGGACGGAGACGGCGACTACACGGTGCATCGCGTTTGGGGCGTGAGCCCTGACGGCGATCTGTACCGCCTCGGTGGTTGGTCGGGTCAGTCGACCTCGGACGTGTGGATCGACCGGCTGCTGGACCTGATCGCTGCGTTCAAGCCGCTCACGTGGTTCGGCGAGTCCGGCGTGATTCAGAAGGCGATCGAGCCGGCCCTCAAGCGTCGGATGCAGGAGCGGAAGGTTTACTGCCGCATGGAATGGCTGCCGTCGATTCACGACAAGCCGACGCGAGCTCGGGGCTTCCAGTCTCGAGCGGCATGCGGTCGGGTCTGGTTCGAACAGGGCGCAGACCTGACTGAGTTCCTGCAGTTTCCTGCCGGCAAGCATGACGACGAAGTAGATGTAGCAAGCCTGATCGGAAGGGCGCTGGACGAAGCGCATCCGGGCGTCGTGAGACCGAAAGAGCAAAGGAAGCCCCGCGACAAGTGGGACATGGGAGAGCGAAACGTGGACACCTGGAAGACGCTCTGATGCCCTACGACTTCGCCGCCAAACCGTCCAAGGCAAAGGAGGACTCTCCTGCGCCGCTGGACATTGAGCGTGCGTGTGCGCTGTACGAGAACTTCCTCGATGCCACGTCGGAGGCTCGCAACAACGCGGAGGTGTGCCGCGACTACCGCGACCACAAGCAGTGGACGGCAGCAGAGAAGGCGGCGCTAGCGGTACGTGGCCAGCCGGTCCTGACGAACAACCGCATCGCTCCGAAGATCGACTATCTCCTGGGCGCCGAGAGGCAGGGCCGGACTGACCCGAAGGCGTTCCCTCGCAATCCGGAGGACCAGGGCAGCAGCGAGGCAGCGACGGACGCCCTTCGATACATCTGTGACCGGGCCAAGTTCAGCGAGACCCGCTCGGAGGTATTCGAGAACGTGCTCGTCGAGGGTTACGGCGGAGCGATCGTCGAGTCGGTCAAGAAGCGCGGGCAGTACGAAGTCGAGATTACGCGGATTCCCTGGGATCGCCTGTTCTACGACCCGCACAGTCGACGCCGGGACTTCAACGATGCGCGCTACAAGGGCGTCGTCACGTGGATGGATTTGGAGGAAGCGCAGGAGAAGTGGCCCGAGAGCAAGGCCGAACTCACCGACTGCTGCATCCACACTGGGACGCTGGATCAAGAGGATAAGCCGACCATCTGGTCCGACCCGAAGCGAAAGCGGGTCAAGGTGCTCGAGATGTACTGGCACGGCAAGGACTGGATGCGCTGTGTCTTCACCCGCGGTGTATGGCTGGAGAAGCTGGAGAAGTCCCCATACGAGGACGAATACGGCGATCCGGTCTGCCCGATCGAGATGGTGGCGGCGTTCATTGACCGGGAGAACGCGCGGTACTCCCCGACGCTGCGTTACATCAGCATTCAGGACGCGATCAACAAGCGGGAATCGAAGCTCCTGCACCTGGTCAGCGTGCGTCAGGTCCGCATCAACCGCGGCGCTGTAGACGACATCGCGAACGTCCGGAAGGAACTCGCTAAGCCCGATGGCGTGGTCGAGGTCAACACGAAGGAAGACTTCGACATCATCCCGACCGGCGACATGGCCGAAGGGCAGATGCTGTTGCTGCAGCAGGGATTGCAGTCGCTTGATGCGGTAGGTGCGAACGCCGCTCTGCAGGGCAAGCAGGAAGGCGGGCAGTCTGGACGTGCGATCCAGGCACGGCAGCAGGGTGGGCAGGTTGAACTGGGGCCGTTGTTCGACGGCCTACGCCAGTGGTCGACGCGCATCTACGAGCAGTGCTGGATGCGTGCGAAGCAGCACTGGAAGGAACCGATGTGGATTCGGGTCACGGACGACGAGCGAAAGCTCCGTTATGTCGGCCTGAATCAGAAGACCACGGTCGGCGAGCAGATCGTCGAGAAGGCCAAGCAGCAGAAATTGCCGCCTGAGCAGATGCAGATGCTGGTGCAGCAGATCGCCCAGGATCCGAGGGCGCAGCTGCCGGCCACGAACAACGACATCTCGAAGCTCGACGTCGACATCGTGATCGACTCGTCTCCTGATGTCGTGACGCTGCAGGGCGAGCAGTTCGAGATGATCGCGGAGCTCTACAAGGCCAACCCACGCGGGCCTCAGAACCCCGAGGGCATCCCCTTCGAACTGGTCGTGCAGACATCGAGCCTCCGGGACAAGGACAAGGTTCTGGAGATGATGAAGGGCGGGGGAGAGCCGACCCCGGAGCAGGCACAGGCTCAGCAGATGCAGCAGCAGTTCCAGCAAGCGATGGCGATGGCTGACCTTGCTCTGAAGCAGGCAGATGCGGATCTGAAGAAAGCCCAGGCCCAGAAGGCCATGCGCGAGGCGATGGTGATGCAGCCCGAGCAGCAGCAGGCGCCACAAGTACCTGATGCGTTCGTGAAGGCACAGGCACAGGTTGAATCCGCCCGGATCACCAGCGAGACGAAGGCCGCGACGGAGATCCAGACCGCGCAGATGGAACAGGACGGGCAGAACGCCCGCGCGCTGCTCCAGGCGCAGGTCGATCGGTACGCGGTGGACGCCAATGAGGCGAAGGAACGCGAGGCCGCAGTCGTGAAGCTGCAGGCCCTCATCAAGTCAGCGCAGACCCAGAAAGGACCAGCGCCGAAGTAACCGAATCAGTTTCGAAAGAACCCAGCCATGCGCTGGGTTTTTGCGTTTTGGGCCGCCGCCATCTCGGGCGTTGAAGCCGCCGCCGGGCAACTCACGGGCGTGGAGACGAAGCGTGGATCTGAGTGAGATGTTGGAAGGCGACAAGGCTCCCGAGCCGAAGACCGAGACTCCCGAGCAGACCGAACAGGTCGAGACGGGCCAGCCGCGGGACGAGTCGGGGCGCTTTGCCGCAAAGGGCGAGAAGCAGGCAGAGCCGGAAACGGCAACGCCTGCGTCAACGGAGACGGCAACGCCTCCGGAAACCGCGCCGCCTGCGGTCCAGCAGACGACAGACCCGCGTGAGTCAGCGTTCCTCGCGAAAGCGCAGGACGAGACGCGCAAGCGTCAACGGTTGGAGCAGGACCTGGCTGCAGAACGTCAGCGATTGGCGGAACTGCAGAAGCAGCTGCATGAGTTTCAAGCGCAGAAGGCCCCCGATTTTCAGACCGACCCGCAAGGGCATCTGGAATACGTCCGCCAGCAGGCCGCAGCCGACGCGTTCAACACCAAGTTGAACCTGTCCGAGCGGTACGCCCGGCAGACGATGGGCGACGACGTGGTTTCGGAAGCGCA